ACATTATCCATATCTGTCCTCTCATATATCTCATATCTTATTTTTTTATGTAATTGTCTTTTGGTGTCAGTATCTATGAAAATCAAATGTTTTATAAATAAAAAAGTATCATTTGCTGATTTCATTTCATTTCTATCATATAATTCACTTTCAACAGCTTCGTGTAATCTATCTTCCCACCTCAACATTTTTGTGTTCTTTTTATCAAATTCAATATTATTTCTGTTATACAACAATTTTTTATAAGAGCTTCTTACACAATTGGGCATATCAGTATAATTTTTTATGTTATTGTAGAAGACCCACTTGGGATATGCTGGTGAGAATTCTGTTTCAATCATTTTATATATACATAGAGAATTATCCCTAAACTCTTCCTCATTATATGGTTGTAAGTTTTTTCTACGCCTTGCTTTCTTATATTTCTTATGCGTCATTTTTATATTTAGAAAATCTTTTTTATTTATATAATGGGAAGTTTATCAAACACACAAATAGAAGATTTAGCAAAACGAATGAATATTCCTCTTGCTTTCTGTGATTTTAAGGATTTGCTTAAATATGAAAAACTTCAACATAATAAACTCTATATTATTAATTTGGAAGACGAACTTGACGAAAATGGTCGTCCCAACAGCGGTTCGCATTGGACTTGTTTTCAATCAAACAAGTATCCTAATGGTAAAATAGAAAATATTTATATGGATTCAATGGGAATACCAGCTCCATTAGAAGTACAAAAATTTTTAAAAGAAAAAGAAGTTCCCTACAACAAGAAAAATATTCAAAGTTTAGTTAGTGATATTTGTGGGTATTATTGTTTAGGTTTTGGGCATTTTATAAATTGTTGGGAAGGAAGAACTGGAGATTTGTATAACGATACAAATATCTTCTTGGATTTGTTTGAAGATTTAGATAAATCTATGAATTTTGAAAAAAATGAATATATACTTAAACATTTCTTTCGTTCTTCCAATCCAAAAGAAAGAATACCAGTAAGTGTTGAAAATAAAATTACTGGTGGGAATACAGATAGTGTTAATATTCCAGTTGATACTAAAACTATGTAATTTATTAAAGTTTATAAGACTTGAAAGAAAAATATCAAAGTATAATCTTAACAAAGTTAAGATTATCTGAAAAAGAAAAAGAACTCGCAGAGTTCTTTTCTTTTTCTATATTATGCCAAGAGTGAAGTATGATAAATATATTTCTCCAATAGAACATTGCGTGAAAGACGAGCAAACAAGACCAGTGCCACAATTTCATTTTACGAGACATTCACATACTGCTTCCACTTCCAATTTTAATCCCAAAGTTTCTTTAGGAAATGTTCCACTTATGATTCACCAAATGGATAGTAGATTACCAATAATGTCGGCTCAAGTTAGACACGCATTAAGCAATAATCCTCTGTACGAGCGTTAAAATATTTCAAACGACCTTTGGTCGTTTCAAATATTCAAGACGCTTTTTAGCAACCTTCGGTTGCGAGAAAAGCGTTAAAAAATATATTATTATTTCTTTATTAATAATATATGTCAGTTTCTACTATCATTTTGAACCAATCCAATATTGTGAATCTCAATAACGGAAACAACCAATTGATATTTAAGTTTCCTAATTCAGTTCGTTTAAGCAATCACGCTCTCGCTGTTTCAAATATTAGTATGTATTATTCTTGGTATAACATATCTGTTGCTTTACAGAATAATATTTTTCAATATACTTGGAGTTTAGACGGCACAAATGTAAGTTCCACTTTTGATATAGTTATTCCTAATGGAACTTGGAATATTAGCGATATAAATGGATTTCTTCAAAGTCAAATGATTAATAACAATACTTATGCGATTGACGCAAGTGGGAACTATGTATATTATTTAGAAATGGTAGTGAATAGTGTTGAATACGGCATTCAGTTGAATTCTTTTGCTGTTCCAACTACTCCTACGGCAAGTTGGACTTACGCATTTACTTTACCTCTTGTTTCTTTTACCCCTCAATTTATTATTCCAGCGAATTTTAATAGTATTATAGGATTTCAACCAAATACAACATTTCCTTTAACAATTGGAAATCCAACTAATCAATCAACCATTTCTACTCAAGCACCAGAGGTTCAACCAAATCCCACCCTTTTTCTTACTTGTAGTGGTATATCAAACCCTTATACTATACCTTCTTCCATTATTTATAGTATTACGCCAAATGCCAATGTTGGCGACCAAATAGTTTTTACGCCTCCCCAGCTTATATACAATAAAGTTCTTGAAGGTACTTATGATAGACTTGTTCTTGGCTGGTTGGGAAGTGATTTACAACCTATTCAAATTCTTGACCCAAATATGACAATTACTTTAGAAATAAGAAATACTCAACAAGATATAGGTCAAATAACAACTGCGTTAGTTAATGGTTCTAAATAATATCAAACGACCTTCGGTCGTTTTAGATTATTAAGGAATAAAAACAAACGCTTTATGCGTTTGTTTTATATTCAAAATAATATTCCTTATCTATATGAACGCAGAATTAACAGAACAATATTTGAATGAAGTGTATGATAATGTTATGCGAGAACATACTCGGCTTTTGAATGATATGAAGAATACTTCTACTGAAATGGAAAAAAATAAAGAAAGAGATATAACGAAACAATTATCTCTTTTGAATAATCTAATGACTTCTTTGTTGAAATTAAGGAATGTTAAAAAGGATATTAAATCCAAAGCAGATAGGTAGAATCTTATATCCTTTAAAAGGACAAATCTCGTCCTTTGGACGAGATTTTCCTTCAAATCGCCAAAGGCGATAATAATTTTATCTTCTTTAATAATATATGCCGAGAAGAGTATTTAAACCAGAGAATATGACACACAATATGATTCTTGGAAGAAAAACACCTTATGGGGGTGGTATGGGGTCTGTTCTTCTTTCACGAGGTGGAGGAGGTGGAGGTTCAAGCTATTCTTCACCAAATGAGTATCACGAAATAACTGGAAGACCTATACCAATCGGTGGAGGGTTTCAGCGTGAAGTACCAATGAATACAATTGCTCATAAACATTTAAAAGGAGTGAATGAGAAACTTCAAAATCTTTTAGCAAAACCTTCAATGAAAAAGAAGAATATTACATTTAATGCTTGAAATATTCATTATCTTTGCGTAGTTTAGGATATTATTTTTTATTAGCATAAAATATAATGAGTGGTAATGCCCAACAAGGAGATACGCTACTTTTTGATATGTCCCAAGCGACTGAAGGTACGCCTCAAATTTTTGTACGCCGTGATTGGTTGTCTATACTGGATAATATGAATCAGTCCTACATTGGAAACCAGTCAATTATTGATACTTCACAACTTGCCAACTCCAATAAATATATGAGCTATTATGAGGCAACTTTAATAGTTCCCTTGTTACTAACTTTGACACAATCTTCCGCAACTAGCAACTGGACGATTGCTGGAGTAGAAGGCACTGGAAAGGGTGATTACATTATGGGTCTCAAAAACTGGTTGGGAACAATCGTTCATTCCTTCACACTTGATTATAATGGAACTACTGGACTTGTTGTTTAGGTAGTAAAAGTGTATCCAAAAGATATGCTAGTCGTGATAAACGGCAACACCTCCAAATTGCGTGGGAACTCTTGAAGGCATACAATACTAAACCATTTGGGAAACTTCTTGGTGGCGGTAGTTAATCACTATCGGTATAGTAATAAGTTGTATGTTATAAGACAATCCGCAGCCAGTCTTCTAACCTCGTTATGATAAGAGTATGAAGGCGGTTCAACGACTAAATGCTGGTGGGGTTGAGTGGTCTAATCAACTACTATGAAACCTTAAGATATAGTCTAATCCCACTCGTGAGAGTGCTTACCCCATTTAAAAAGGTAAGAGTAATTGGTAAGAGGAAATGCTTACTTGTTATTTACTGGTATAAATGATAATTCAACAAACCCCATTTGTGAATCTTTGGAATACTTTTTGTCTTATGACTTCCTTTAACTACAACGACTTTACGGAATGGGCTTCAATTGGTTTTTACCCAGATACAAGTACTTCTTTTGCGTTTAATCAATATGCTGTAGCAACAGCTACTGGAACTACCAATGGTATTGGTGTTTCTAATAACCAAAATTTAATACTTGAAATTCCTCCAAATGCTGCCATAGGTCAGCAAACTTATGGAAATATCGGTTTCCTTAAACGCCAACAATACTGGGCGTTTGACCCTTTGTGTGGTGGTTCTACTGCTGCTGGTGGAAATGAAACTTGGGGTTCAAATAGTAGTGGTGTTGTTGGTTTGCTTTCTGCGAGTGGTTTAGACCAGTCTTACAAATCTTATATTTTCAATAAAGTGAATGGTGTTGCTGCGACTCCAGTTTATGGTGTTCTTCAACAAGCAATTGTGGGTCAAATTAAATTACGCCACCTACACAACTTTTTCCAAGAAGTTCCGTTGTTAAAAGGCGTATTTATGAAAATGACATTAAATTTGAACAATTCTTCATTTTCTTTTGCTTATGCTGCTACTGGTTTTACTTCCTTGACTAACCTTGTTTGTCCTTTGGGTGGAACAAATCCTTTAATGATTGCGAGTGGAGCAAACACGAACAATGGTGGTGCTGCTTTGGCTGTAAATTCTTACAATGCTTCACTTGCTGTTGGTGGAAAAGTTATTAACCCAGCACAAGCGTCTGTTGCCAATGTTAAAGCGTCCCCTCTTCTTCAATCTATTATGTTGAATATTCCTTCGTATGTTTTCAATCCTATTTACGAACAAGCATATCTTTCTTCGTCTGTTAAGACTATTGTTTATAATGATTTGTATCAGTACCAAGTCATTAATGTGGCTGCTAATTCCAACTTCAACAACTTGATTACAAATGGTATTGCTGGAATACAAACAATTTTAGTTTTGCCCTTTTATAATGCTGGAACACTTCCTACTTTGACAACTACTTTCCCAGCAAGTGGTAATAATGGTATTACTCCTTATCAATCTCCTTTTACTACGGAAGGAGGTGGTACAACTTCTCCTCTTTGTCTTCTTGGCAACTTTAATGTTGTCATAAGCGGACAAAATGCCATTTATAACACAGAACGCTATACTTACGAACAATTTACCCAGCAGTTATATGGGCTTAATGCGACAAATGGGGGTCTTACAGACGGCGTAAATAGCGGTCTTATTAACCAGCTTGACTTTGAGAATATGTATAACTATTATGCTGTCAATGTCTCAAGAATGTTGCCTATTGAAGAAGGTGTGCCAAAGTCAGTGAATATTATTGGGCAAAATTTATCCAACTTGGCTGTTGATTTGTATGTATTTGTTAATTACAAAACTTCTGTCTCAATTGATATTCTTACTGGCAGTAGGGTTTAAAAATAAAAAATTGATTTGATTTTTCCAAAGGTAAATATCCTTACTCTCAAAAACCAATATGTCAAACAACGACTTAAAGACAACTGAAATTAATAATATACAAATGGACGAGAAAAATACTCCTATCATTCCAATTAAAGAAAAGAAAAGAGGAAGACCAGTTGGTTCAAAAAAACCAAAACCAGTTTTTATACCAATTCCAGTACCAGTTCTTGAAGACGATAGTGAAAGCGAAGAAGAAGAAACCAAACCAGTTGTTGAAGTTCCAATTGTTGAAGTGAGGGCGTTGCCCTCTGCTCCCTCGCCTTTGGCGAGTGAGCGTACTCCTCCAAAAATAATGTGCGACGCTGAAACGCAAACTGAAGTGGAAGAAGAAGAAGTTGGAGACTTTCAGTCTCTGTCGGCGAATGCCGACGTTCCTTGTATTGATTGTTCCAAAAAGCGTTCCAAGAAGGATAATCCAAATTATTGGAAAGAATATTATGCGGAACACAAATCAAAGCTCCTTCAGCAAAAGAAAGATTGGCGTGATAAAAATAAGGATAAAGTTAATTCTGTGAAAAGAAAGGAATATCAAAAAGAGTACGATTCAAAACACAAGGAGCAAATCAAAGCAAGAAGAGAAAGATTGATTACTTGTGAATGTGGGGAAGAACTCAAACATTACTCTCTTCTCAATCACAGAAAAAAAAGTAAAACTCATACTCTCAAAATTGAATTGAAAAAAGCCAAAGGAGAAATTATTGTTCCAGTTGCCGAAATGACAGAAGAAGACGGAGCAAGTGATACAAGCAGTTTGAGTGGAGGAGGAAGTGCGGAAGAACCAGTTTGAAAAATTAATAATAATTCTTAATAATTATTATTAATTTATTAAATTTATTAAAGTTTATAAGTCAAGAGTATAAAATTATAAATATTATTTTTTTTAGAAGTTTTGATAAGGTGACATTCTAACAGCTCCGCTATGAGGAGAATTATTATCAACTTGTCCTTTCCCAACAATACCCTTACCTTTTAGAGAACGAATTTTTGCCATATATGCTTTTGCTTCTGCCGACCCTTTAACCATATGAGGTTTTCTTTTCTTGACACTTCCTCCGTCAAATGAAGTTTCACTACTCGTATCAGTTTCTTCGTGTCCGCCTCTATGAAAATACTTATCACCTTTTTTCGTTGTATAATCAATATCACCTTTGTGAGTTTTGCTCATACTTCCTTTAACACCTTTACCTTTTGGAGGAATATGATATCCAGCGTATTCTACTCCAGCACGACCCAAATCTTCTAATGGTTGGTGAAATTCTTTTGGAACTTCTTTCCAAGTTTTATCTAATGCGTTTTTAATAGCACCTTTTTTAAGACCTTTACCTTTTGGGGGTAGTTTATATCCAGCGTATTCTACTCCAGCACGACCCAAGTCTTCTAATGGTTGGTGAAATCCTTTTGGAACTTTATCCCAAACTTTATCAAGTTCTTGTTTCAAATTACCACCTTTGGATTTTCTATGTTTTTTCAAACCTTTGCCTAAAGGTTTAAAATCATTATTATTGCCCAAACCTAATTTTTGGTCTATCTTGTATCCAGCGTAGGCTCCAGCGGCACTTCCAGCAATACCCCCTATAGGGGCGGCAGCACCAAATGTTGATAAACCGCCAATAGCCGCACCAGCAGCACCACCCAAAGAACCAGTAATTGCTGGTATTAAATATCTTGCTCCAGTCTTCAAGTCGTAATTAAGATTTGTTGTACCATTTTTTGCTTGATTGTATGTTTTAACAACTCCAGTTTTAATTTGGTCTCCCACTTTAACAACTGGAGCAACTATATCGTGTTGAATAGGAGCAACAATAGTATGTTCTACTGCGTGTGCCACACCATTCTTTTGAGGGTTGAAAGCTTTATTGAATGCTTGACCTATTTTACTCAACTTACCTCCGTGAGAACGAGTAGCGTACAATCCCATACCACTACTTGAATCACCCACAGACAATCCCATTCCTCCTAAATCACTACTTTCACCACTTGAAGCACCAACAGATAAACCTCTGCCGTGTGTTAATGCTATAATACGAGGGTGGGGCATTGTATCCATATTTTGAATTCCCAATAAATGGTGAAGATTCCTATGAGAACGCATATATTATTAAATAAGATATTTTTTCTTATTCTTGTCAAAACCATTTGGTAGGATTAAGTATTTTATTTAATTATCATTAGGTGGTATTTCCCCTGGACTATCGTCTTTTGAAGTAGCATTTTTTACCATAGTTTTTATAAATTTATTTTTAGCAACACCATTTTTTTGAGGATTAAATGCTTTATTGAATGCTTGTCCTATTTTGCTTAATTTCCCACCTTCTGTTTTATGTTCCAATATATTCACATAAAATTGTGCTTTTTTATGGGCGACTTTACTAAATTTATCTGGATTCGCTACAACGAAATGTGCGAAATGTTCTAAATCTTCAATCTTATCTTTGAAAGTTGGATTATTTTTCATAAAACGATTATATAATGCCTTAAATGTACCCCACTTAATATCTTCAAAATCTATTCCTTCACCTTTTGGGATACAATTTGGAACTTTTTTATCTTTTTTCATTTTCATACCTTTCATTTCATATCCTTCCCAACAAGGGTCTTTTATTCCTTCACCTTCAGCTTCGTGAAGTTCTTTTTCTTTCTTTGTTAATTTTTCACCTTTTGCTAATTTTTCTTTTATTTTTCTTCTTCTTTCGTCTAATCTTCGTTCAGCTCGTTTATCTTTATTGCTTTTAAGTTTTGCTAAGTATGCTTCTTTTTCTGTCATATGTTTTTTTGGTCTTCCTCTTGTTTTTCCACCTCCAGCTCCACCTCCAGCTCCACCTCCAGCTCCTCCAGTACTTTGTTCTTCGTCGCTTTCACTATCACTTTCTAATTGACTAATAGGAATTGCCTTTTTTGCTTTTTTTGGTGGAGATTTCTTTTTAGGAGATTCTGAAGGCGTTGCCTTCTGCTTACTCGCCTTTGGCGAGGGAGCGTCGTCGCTTTCACTATCACTTCCAAATATATCTTCGTGTGTTACTTCTTTTTCTTTTTTTGGTTTATATCCTTTTGGTAAAGCACCTAAATTATGGTGTTTCCAATTTTTGGGCAAAATAGGAGGAAGACCTCTTGTTTTATTATGAGGAAACCCCATAATTTCGTCTGGGTGTAAATGAGTAAGATAATTATAAATTGTTCTTCTATCTTCTATATTTGGAAAATCTGCTAAACGAGGAAATTCGTGTGGTTCTTCTTTCACTTTATCAACTTTTGAAATTTGTAAATCTAATAATTTATGTCCGTGTCTTGAAGATATATTTCTTGTTTTATTAATAACTTTATTTCCACTATCTATAAGAAACCAACCCATTTTTGTTTCTGCTATTTTATTATAAGTATAAGTAGTTTCACCAGTTCTTCTATTATCGTGAGCAACTTTTCTCATTTTAAACTTTCCATTTTCGTCCCTTAAATATTCTCCAGTATGATATAATCGTTTTACTATAAATAATTGTGGAATTTTAATTTTTGTATATGTTAAAGGCAAAGGAACTCTCATATCTTCGTGTCCCCTAAATCCATTTTCTTCGTCGTCGCTCATATTATATTTCATATATTTTTTTTATGAAATATAACTAATCTATTAAAATCATTTAAGTATCTAAGATATTTTGATAAAATCTGTAAAAGGAATTTCAAAATGTTCTACTGGTCTTGTACTTTTTCTAACAGCTTCTATGAAAATCTTATTATATTTGCTAAATTTTTCTTTGTTATATTCTATAAAGAATGTTTCATTTGTTCTTGAAAAATGATAAACAATTATTAATGATTCAGTTTCTCCAATCTTTACTTTATAAACTGGGAATATTTGTGTTGAAAATGTGGTTGGTAGTATATTGGGTCTTGATTTCAATTCAAAATAAGTACCACATTCACTCAGCCAATCTTCATACGAATACTGACTGGTTTTGTGAAGTTTTACTTGAAAGTATGTTTCAATAATTGGGCAAATTTTAGTTTCCATATTTAAACCATATTCTAAATCTTGTTTAATTTGTTCTTGTTTCTTTTCTTCTAATTTTTGCTTGAAGAATTCAAATGCGTTTTCAATCGGCATATTATAATATAAAAAATATTTATTTTTCCTAAATATTACGCATTCACTTAATTATTAATTCAAGAACATAAGATTATTAAAGTTTATAAGTCAAAGAAGAAAATATATAAACTATTTTTTATTTCCAAGATACGAAAGAAAAATTCCTTGCCAATTATAAGCTTCATATAAATACTTTGGGTGGTCGCTTTTAACAAGTACAATACCATTTTTATTTTTCAAGGGAAACATATTGTTTTGAGCAAATTTAGATTCTTTACTTCTCATAAAAAAAATAAAGAATAAAATTATAAATTTTTTACGAGTTT